CAAAATCTGTGTCGTCAGAAAGTAAATCTGTCATTAGAAGCCTAGTCCCTGATTGCCGAAACGTGATTTAATAATCCGTCTAAATGTTGTCTTGCGCGACCTTACTCTGTCTTGCTCTGGCCCTGGCAAGCCCTCATACCAACGGTCAATCGCACCCAGCGGATCGGTTAAGTTAAGTTCAATCGCTGGGAACGCTTGCTGCACCTGATTAATGAAGTAATCCTCAAGCTCAAACCGCAATTCTTCGCGGAATGTTTCACCAAATATATCAATTTGCTCTTTTGCAAAGTCTCGTACTTCTTGCAAAGTCATTGGGTTGCCTTCGGCCTCACGGCGTGAGAACTCATCTTGCAGTGCAAAGTCGGCATTCTCAAACGCTGATTTAGATGCCCGAGCAAGTGTTGGGTTGTCTGTCTGCGCATCCAGCTCGTTGTACTTAAACGCACGTTTTAGCAAACGCGATCCAACCTTTAAGCTTTCATCAGCTTCGTTGAATATCTTCATGTTTAGTTCACGGTGCTGCGCTGCCGTAATTTTAAACGTATCTGTGTTTAGCTCTTCAACTGTTAGCATGCCACGCTCTGCAAGCGCGTACAGCTCTGAATATCTAGTCTCACTACCCTCGCCAGCAGGCGCGAACTTGAACTGCGTAGATACATCAAGCTCCTGCTCCATTCTAAGCTGTTGCTCTCTAGTCGCCCAAAACTGGTTGTTAAGCACTTCTTGAAAAAGTTTTTTTGCACGTAACCCAGTCATGCCTTGGGTTTTTGAAGTGTCAGTTAGCTTTTCAAATTCACTACTTGGCAGCAATTGTTGCAATTGCTCTGGCGTAACTATATCGGTATCCTGAATAGAGAAGAAAAAGTTATACGCTTTTGTATTACGTTGGTTTGTTTCTTCTTGCTGCTCAGTCTCTAGCTTTTCCGTAGCATCAAAAAACTTTAACGATGTTGCCAAGTTTTGCTGGATGATCTCAACAGCATCTCCGCGCTCAATGTTATACAAAACATGCAAGGCATATTCGTCAGTGATCCCAGCCTCAGTCATGGCCTGCTCTGCTGTCTTTGTCCCTGCCGCAACTTCATCCTGCAACGCCATCATGTTGAACAATTGCATCGCAGCGTCTGGATTGTTGTTGTACGCATTTGCCAAGTAATCAGCAGCAATGTCCTTGCGCAAAGCATAGTTTGCCTTTGTCACACCTTCTACGCTGTATCGACCACCTGCAACCGCCTTGGCCTGATCATTAATAACAACGCCTAGCTCTGTGTTGTATTGCTCAATCGTCGCGCCAACTTGCGATAGATTGTAGCGCTTTTTCTCCATACGAGCAGCCATTGCAGCCTGCTCACGCGCTAAAATCTTTTTGTCGATAACGCCACGCAGTCTAAACCGAGCAGCAATTTCATTCTGCTCAAACGCATAACGCAACTTACGTTGCAACGATCTATTGCTGACGCTTGCAATAGTAGCATTGCGCAATTCATCCATGCTGTTCTGCCAGTTATTGTCACCGTCCAAAACATTGTAGATGTCAGTAGATTTGCCCAGCGTGTACTCTGCCTCGCGCATACCTTCTTCAATTGCCAAAGCAGCTTCGTTGTACTGCGCCTCTTGAGATGCCTGCCAGCGAGCAGTCGCAAACTGCTGCGCACCATCTAGCAGCGCCTTCATTGGCTCGGCCTTGGCAAGCTCTGCCTGCGCCATTGCCTGCGGGTTCATGCGCACAGTGCCACGCAACGGTGTGCCTGGTCGAACTTGCTGACTAATCGCGCGGCTTCTGTAGACAGGTATCTTCATGCTATTCCAAAGTCCCCAGGGTTCTCGTAAACAGTCGTCGCCACATTAGACAAGCTGTTGATCATTGATGCAGTTCCTTGTGACCGAGCCGTTGCAGCAGCCATGCCGCCTTCCATACGAGACAGCTCTGCCGCCAATCGCAGTCCCTCTTGCTCGTCGTCAATCTGCATGTTCTGCATTGAGTTTTCAAACGCTGCAACTTTTTGCTCGTAGTCAAACTCACGCGCATTCTCACGCAAGACGGCAATAGGTGTGCCTGTACTCATATCAAAGCCTGCATAACCAAAGCCAGCTCGGGCTGTGCCTTGCACTTCACGCTCAAACGCATCAGCCGCTCTGTTTCCTGCAACAAGAAAGTTTGCATTTAGAATGCCGCGTGTTTTTTCAAGAAGCTCAATGTCACGCTCAATTATGCCAGCGTTAAACTCGCCAGCCCTTTGAGCAGCAGCCGCAGCCTTATCAGCCGCTTTTTTTTGCTGCACAGCTCCAACGACTGATATTCCTGTTGATATAAGTGCTAAAGGGTTACACATCAGTCACACCTACTTATCGAACGTGTTCATGCGTGGATAGAACGCTAGAACTGTCATGGGCAAAGGTTGCCCTTGTTTAATATATACACGATCATCATCGTCAAAGCCACCATCGAACTCAATGTCTTTGTCACCCGTGAACAACGGCACCGCAGTATCCATTGCCATTGAACTGTCGCGGAAGAATATGCGGTCTATTTCACCGCTGTCATTGCCCACCTCAGCGCCAACAGTTTCGTAAAACCGCAGCGTGATTGCATGAATGCGCTTTGGCTTACCTTGGCTTGTGCCGTCAACCGATCCGCTTTCAATGCGTAGCGTTTGCATGGTGCTGTCATACCCATAGCCAACAGCCGCAGTCGTTGATGAATAGTCTAGCGTAATACCGCCACTGCTGACTGTTTCGTCAGGGTGTGTTGCGCCATTGCCAAGCACTTGCAGCGTTTCGCCTTCCAAGTGATACAAGCCGCTCAATGTTGTCGTTGCGCTGCCGCTATACGACAATCCGCTGTCAACAAAGAACGCAGACGTTGTGTCCTCGCCAAAGTCAAACAGCTTCATTTTTTCTATATATCTTTTGGTGACACTGTTGATTGTGCGCTTTACAATCATATACAGGCTGTCTTCGCCAGTATCTGTTGGCAAAGTTGCAATGCTCTCTACAACAGCCTGACCGCTGTCAAACTCACCGCCGATTACATGCTTGTGCCATGCGACAACTTGCTCCTCACGGCGATACGTCATGCCCAATAATGTACCATCATTGCGCACACACCACACAACGCTGTCTGGCTCCTGCTGAAACGCCATCTGATCAATGCCGCCATTAGTGATATGCTCGGCAAGGATCGTCATGTCAGGCGCAGAATAACCGCCAGTGTTTACGTCACCAACAAACTTAAACTCGCGTATTTTTCTATTACCTCGCTGCACAAACAGCGTAACGTCCGCAACTTGCACAGGCTCGATCAACGCAGTGCCATAGTTAGAATACTTGCGGATCAGTGTCGTTGTCGGCGTAACTGGCCCATCGTTTGTTGATGTAAGCACATATTCACCGCCAGACGTACCCACGGTCAAAACCCGAGTAGCAGACAGAAAGCGGATCGCATTCACTTGGTTGGACGCAATGGTATAGATCAGCGCGTCATCGTCGGCAGTGCCAACAGTAAAGTTGCCATAATCACCGTTTTTGCTAAACCAAAGTGTCTGCGGGTTGTTGTTTGTATTGCCAAACACAAGACGCTGCTCAAAGAAAGACACCACACTCGGGCGGTTATTAGAACCGCTTAACGATGGGCTTGGGGTGCCAGTGATTGAAAATGTAGCAAACGTCCAAGCATTGTGGTCTGTCCGTGTTAGTGTGCGTATATCATATGACGGATGTACAATGTACATCGTGTCAGCAGACTGCGCAAACCGCAGATCAAACAAATCAGCAGCCGCATAGGGCGTTGCAATCTCGTATATCTCTGTGGCTGTGCCGCCAGATGTGTATGTCGTAAAGTTTGTTGTGTCGATGTCGTTGCCAAACAAATCCTGCAACGAGAACGTATTTGCTGTTGAATTGGCAACTAGATAATTGCGTCCATTCAACTCTGTCATGCCGCCAACGCTGTCTACATAGATTTCATCGCCATCGCTAAATCCATGAGATGTACTTGTTAAAACACCAGGATTGGCCTTTGTAATTGCTGTGATGTTCTTGTCTGTTGCATCCAACACCTGCAAATCATTGCGCAACACGCGCATTGTCTGATCACCAAACTCAAGAATGTACGTGTCAGATGTCTTAAACTGAAACGGGATCAATCGGGTCTTAACTGAGCTGTCTGCAACTTCACCAAGATATTCTGTGCCAGGTCTGCGTGTCACGCCACCGTGAGGCATAACAACCATGTTTGTTAGGTCAGACAAACCCTCAGTGTACTTCTCAATATTGATGCGGCCCTCAAGGCGTGGACTAATCTCACCTGCCGTAAACGAGCTAAACGCTGGTGCTGATCGTGCCATTTAGAACCTGCTTTCAATAAAGTCGCTTGCCTCTAGGCGCTGTGTCGCACCTTCTGTCGCATCATTGAAGCGAGCCTCGTTTATCTTCGCCTCATACAGTGATGTCTGAATTTGAACCATAGATGTAGAACCAGTGATTGCGTAACACACTTCAGCAGCAAGTCGGGCAGAAAGTGCTTCAACAAGACTTGCATCATACTGCTGTGGATCGGTTATGCGACCAATGTACTTAATCCGCGCCACTGCCTCGTCCGTAAGCAGCTTTCGGCCTTCTATAACAAAAACGGGGCCGCCAGAATTGTTTGTGATGTTGTCTTGGGGATACGATAACGTCCCGTTGGAAAACTCCAAAACGCGCAGGCAGTAGGGATTAGTTGGCAGCGCATATTGATATGTATAACCGAATGCAGGAGCGTCCGTTTCTTGTGCAAGCTGCGCTCGCTGGATTAAGCAGTTCCAAGGATGTGCGCGAAACACCGCATCGCGTACAGCTTCATATCTTTGATTAACAATTCGTGCCGCCTTACTGTTTTCGTCTAGCGAGGAAATGTTAGAAGCGCCAAGATTGTTTAGCGCATAGTTTGCAATATCAACTGTACTGGGCATCTACTCTCATCCTGTAAAAGAAGGGGCGGCGAACCGCCCCGTTCTATTTAGTCAACCACATACTTGACTGTAAGCTCAATAGTGCCAGTGCCAGCAGCACCGCCCATTGTTACAGTGATGGCAACACCGTCCTCGTTTGTGTCTGTCTCTGAGCCTGAGCCTAGAGCTAGAGTTGCAAGGATGTCTACCTTCTGAGCAGATGTTGACGCTGCTGCTGCTTTGTATGCCGCCGCTGACGCAGATACTGCTGTACCCGCCGCGTTTGTGTGTGCTGCATAGCCTACAGACAATGTTGTTGATGCACCTAGCGCGTCATGCGCCAAAGAGCCTTCCAACAAACGTGCGCCGTCTGGCAGAACAAACATCTCAATAACGTCACCAGACGCTAGAGCAGATGCTTCGTATGTGCCATGAGCTACGCGGATACGTCCACCAAGCTCATTGGCTTTGTTCATCACGGCTGGAGTAGCGCGTGTGTTAGTGCGTTGTGCTGAATATACAGTAGCCATTTTTCAGTCTCCTTATTCA